AACATAAAGCATGACGACAATTAGGATGCAGAGCGCCAATACAAGGACAAGAATCCCCGTTTTTAAAGTACCCCGCTTTTAACTCCGAAGACTTCCACACCCTAGGAGTAATTTGATCTTGCAGGAAGTACATCTTCAAACAGTTTTTGCAAATGTGCTGGTCGACCGGTCCTGCGAAAAACACAACAGGATCGGAAACACCCAAGGTTAGATTGATTTTCGCGACAGCATCTAAGGTACTGATATTCTTAGCTTTATTGCTTTCGGTGTCGATTACTTTAGTCACGTCAGAAGTCACTTTCTCGAATGTATCTTCCAGCACCTTGCCAAGTTCCTTTTCAGGATTAGATGAGGCGTTTCCAGATTCAGCGTCATGTAGGTACGACTGGATTGCATTTAATACCTTCGCCTTGGCTAGCTCTTCATGGGCAGACAGATAATCGTTGACTCCGCGTTCTACAGATTCATACAGTTTGGCGTTCGGAGTCATGCCCTCAGATTTAGCCGCTGCGTCAAAGATACCCTTCAATGACAAATCCTCTCGGTGGTCTACGGCCCTTTGGGGCAATATCACGCCGAAGCGGATGGTTTTTTCGTCGGAATTTTGATTAAGGAACCGCTTCCTTGCCCTAGCGAAAATGGCCGAGACAGCCTGAGAGACCGACTTAATGGCCTTCTTACTTAAAAGATACCCTAGCACTACTTACCTCGTGGGGTGAGCTGCTTAGCGATGTCTAAAATCTCTCTTGTTGCTTCCTTGGTATCCTTTTGAAAGCCCAAGGTGAAGTGTTCCACGGCCTTTTTGTGTTGGGCTAAAATTCGTTTCTTCTCAGGAGGCAAATTTGTCTCTGACTTACTCATCAAGTCAAAAGCCTGCTCGATAGCTTTGCCAAGTTGCGTCGCTTGTGGTGCCGGCTGTGACTTTTCAGGTTGTGCGCTACGCTGGGCCTCAGTTTGGTCGTCCTGTGGATTCTCCCTAGTAGGTTGGTCTTGCCCCTGACCGCCATGGCTTGCGTCCTGCGCCCCTTGTCCACCTCCTGGCTGTCCACCTTCACCATCACCCGGTTGGCCGCCACCCTGTTGAGCCTGCTGCGCTTGGGCCTGTGCTTGCTGAGCCGCCTGTAACAGCTGTTGGTTTTGAAAGTATAAGGGATTCATTGGGAAAGCCCAGTTAGGATCTTTTGAGGCGCCCTTAATGCCCATGAAGTGTTCTTTAACCTCACCTACTGTAAAATATGTATCAAGATAGGTCTTAAACACGGGGTTGAGAGGAATTTGGCCCCCCCATTCTTTACCAACTGGTGACTTCTCTACCTTTTGGAGGATGTCGTCGAATGTAAGATAAACTTCGGCAGAGGTCTGAAGCTGCGTCGCCTCTTTCTCTTCCGTCTGGGCTTCTAATCCAAGCAAACTGACTCTTGCCTTCTTGGCCAAATCAGAATCGATAAGAGGCAGTATCTCGGCGTTAATGAAGTCTTCAAAAGAAGCCAATAGAGGTCGGATACCAACATCACGAGCTGCGGTAAGCTTGTATTCGTCGTTAGACTCCGACAATGCCTGGCTTGCGGTACCTCTAGACAAATAGCTCCAACCAGGCAGTTCATCGGGGGACATCATGAACGCTGTTAATATTTCTCTTGCGTTCATATCTGTCAAGAATTGAAATTCGGCATCTCTGCCACCCCCGCTGTCAATTGGCTGCCAGGTAATTTCTCCGTCTGTTGGGACACCAAATACCGGCATACGCCAAGCACTTGACGCCCCATTGATGCTAGCGTTGAATTGCTGCTTTATCTGATGGATCATATCAGGACTTGCATCATCAGACTTCAAAATAAGCATTCCTCTAGTGGCTCTGCCCGACTGGAAGTAAAGCTTGTTGTGCGTTGTAATATTGATGTGAGTTGTAATTGCGGTAATTACAGTATCAATAGGAGTTACAGGGTAGCCGTCAAGTTCTACATCTGGTACAGGGTAGAAGTTGTAGACCTTCATTTCGTCAGCTGTAAATACTTGCTCGGGCGTGCCTTCGATTACTTGAACCCAGGAATATTTCCCGTTTTCGTTCCAGCGCTCCGCAACTAACTTTTCGCCAGTTAGCTTACAGAGCAAATGGTAGGCATCTTTACGAATTGATTCTTGGCCAGTTTTGTCGGTTGTGGCCTTATAGATAGTACCCGCGTCTGTACAAGCAAAGTGATGGAAGCGTTTGGTGTCCGAACCATCGTCTTGAGCATAAACAATTTCGGTCGCAATTCTACCGCAAACAACAGCCGATCTAACAGACAGGCCTAGATATTCTGAAAAGGTTTTTTGGTATTCGTCTGGCTGGCCCTCTGTGTGACCGCAGGTAGAAATAAGTTTAATTGCTCGTTCTACTTGCTCGGCAAATTTCTTTTTGCCTTCTGCATCTAGTTTGTCAAGTGTTCCCGTGTTAGGCTTGATAATGAAACCAGAGCTAAAGCGATCTGGCCTGGGTCTGCCAAAGGAAGTAAGGTGGTTCTGTCTTGCCCTTACAATTGAAGCTACAAGAGAATCCTGTATTGCGATTCGCTTTAGTATGGTGTCGGGTATTAGCTTAAGCTTAGCATGGTAAACCCCAGCGAAGTTATTGAACTGTCTTGGGTCGGTTTCAAAGGCTAAACGGGAAATGTTGTTTTCGCCACCGTCTAGGATGTTTAATATGGACTTGGTTAGACTTGGCTTTTCGTCGTCCTTGCCGGTTCTAATATCTACAACGGACTTAGCTAGTTGCTCTTGGAAAGCGGCTTCCCCTTCACCCATACCGTAAATAATTGGAGGAGTCTTGGTCTTACGCATTAATTACTCCGCGCTCAAAATTCGTAAAGAAGCCGGTACAGTTGATTTGTTGGTAACGGCTAGGGAATAAACCGTCCCCATCAATTGAAAAACGCCCACCTTGCTGGGGTCGCCGGCCAGTAATGGCTCAACTGTAAAAGAAGTGGAGCTACCGTTGACTGCAATATCTAAATTTTGATCTGTTTCAAGCGCAATCCACGACTTGGCGTTGCTAAACACAACGATTGAATTTATTCCAGGGGCGAAGTTGACTAGAGGCGGTAAGATAGTCCCCGAGATAAAGTCAAGGGAGTCTGCCGTAACCGATACTATTTCATAAGTCTGCAAAAGAACGGGGCTGAAGCCGGTGACCAAAGACAGCGTATCATCAAGTTGAACACAGTCTGACGAAAACACTTGAAACGACGCATTGTTGGCGATTGTAACGGTCTGCGCTAAGGTGCTGTAAACCTGGCCCGACGGTCTAACCAAAGCAAGGCTTGACGCAGTGGCGTTTAATACGAACCAGTAGCCCTCGTTTAACGGGTCGAAAATAGAAGCAGAATCGCCTGTAGAAAGACCGGGGATATAAACAAGATCTCCGGGCACCACGGAACCAAAGACTGCTCCAGCGTTAGATGTAACAGCCACGCACTGGTTTAGCTGAGGGGTAATGGTGATTGTGGCCGGTGGACTGCCAAGGAAGTCGACGGCCCTATCGGTTCTAAATGTGGGTGCATCTCCTACACCGTTCCACTTTAGCCTATAGCGATTCGCGGCAATGTTTACTGGGGCCAAGTTGTACTGCGTTGTGGCGCCATAACCCAGCGTCCTAGTCCCGTCAAAAACTTGTACATTAGCCAGGGGCTGAATCCTAAAGGGCAGCGTGGAAACCTGGTCGACTGGTATGCCTTGTACCTGCCTGCTCCAATCAAATGATCTTTGCTGCGGGTTGTTGCTGCTGCTGCTATCCTCATACGAAAGGAACCTGTTCGTGATCGATAATGTCGCCATGGCCTAAAGATTGTTGTCCATCACCCGAGATCCCAGACGATTCCGCGCCGCTTCCCAGTTCGATCCTTGGTCTCTTCCTTGTTTTGCTGCTCATAGTAGCTCTTCCCGATGACTTCAACCGTCATAGGGGCTCTACTTGTTGAGGGGGGGCGGATCTCACCACCAGTTAATTCAGCTATCTTCTGGGACATCCAGGTCTTTTCGTGGTAGACCGGTTGGCCATCTTGAGACCGAATCGTTTCTTTAGGTTCGGCTTCTTGAGAGATAGCGAACTGGCCCTTGATATCAAATAAACTCCCAACCATATAACGTAATGCGTCTGGGAAGTCTTTGTTTTCGTCACTAGGAGTTTCTGTTGGTTTTCCGTCTGGCCCAAGCTTGCGGTGGTATTCCCTTAGATGGAGGAACAGCAAATCCATCATTGAATCTTCGCCGACATCCCTTACAAAGAACAGCTCTGGAGCGCCGTCCAACGTTGGCTTTAGCTTCATGGATACGGTCGAAGTCCCCTCCACTACTTTTCCCTTCTTCCATTTGGCCATCCTCCACCCGGCATCCCTAAAATGTTTGATCATACTTGGGTCTTCTGTATCGGCCCAAACCTTTGGCTCAAACTCCTTAAACTTTTCAACAGCATCTATCTTTTGAGAAGGCGAAAGCTCCGGTTCTCCGTGGGCGTGGACAATAAACATTTTCCTTCCCAGCTTAATGCCCAAGACGAAAGCAAACAAGTGGGTAAAGCCCCAGTCCATGCCAGCGAACCACTCCCCTTTACCCCTAACCCATTTTACAAACTCTTCCTTAGACAAATTCTTATTTGGACAGACCTCCCCAGAAATTTTTTCATACGCTTGGGCAGGGGTTAACAGGTGCTTTTCTTTAGATAAGAACGGATAGATTAGGCCTTCGGTTGACGGCTTCCTACAAAGCAGCTGGGCGAGGGCTTTATCGAGACTGTTAGTTTTTACTTGGTTCTGGACGTAAGAAATCGGCTTAAGGAATTTTGAGGTAGAGGTCTGCTTAGTTGCTAGATAAGTCTTGCATGCGGGCAATATTCTACAGTTGCTTACACACCCTTCGTAACACTCAATCTTTTGATACTTTTCCTGTTCCTTAACGGGTATGGTAACAAAATTTTCTGGAGTAACACTAGACAGTAGTTCCTCTGAAATAAACATTTCTCTTCTGGGCAGGTCTGGACGGTGCCTTGATTTTGGACAGGCTTGACACACGTCTAAGATATTCCAGTGCTTTACTACAAGACCTGTCTTTTCTGCGTCGGCGATTTCAGTAGAGACCAAACCGAAAGCAAACTTGCGGGTTGAAGTCAAAAGCGTTAAGGGCATTGCCAAAGAGCCATCAGACCTACTTGTAGGTGTAGGTATGTTCTTCGCTTCCTCGAAAGCTTCTTTGTTCGCCATTACGTCGATTTCGTCCAGACATAACAGCGCCGTATGCTTACCGTTCGTCGCGGCTAAAGTAGCTACGATGACTTCGACAGTATTTGAAACCGTCGTGTACCCTCTTTGCTCTTGGTCAGTTAGGGTCTTCCATTCCCTTTCAGTTAGATTAGGACCACCATCGAAAGGAATAAAGAATACAGCCGCCTTTTCGGTCTT